AGGTTATGGAGTCAATTTTGACGGTTCCAAAAGCCATGACTCAAAAACGGCACTGGCAGATAATCCATTGTATGCACGGATCAACTGCGCTAGCCACTACGGTTTAGCAGGCCAAACGGGGTTAGCTGGGTCTACGGTGTTAGCCGGTAGATCGCGGAGTGCTTGGCGGTAGGCACGCATCTCGTCAGTCAGGGTTGAATCAGCAAGAGCGAGGTAGTCGGTTTCGGTAAGGAATTGGTTGCGACGGAGACGGAGGTTTTTCATAGGCACCTCTGCAATAAGACGTGCCAGCTCAGTTTCAATTTCGGCTTCGGTCGGTTCGGTTTGCTCTTGATCGAGCCATTCCAGTCCGTTATCGCGCAACGCCCATTGAGCACCAGGGCGGAGAGAAAGTAGTGCGTCAGCTTTAGTTGGGTTCAATTTGGTGCCACCTCCATAGCAATTATTGACATACGGCGACAATCAACATAATTATCATCCGTATAGTTTCTGACTCTTATTTTATATGTTGTAGCAGATGTCGTAGCAGGTGAATCTAAATAATTGATTGCTGATGGCCAATACAGTTGTGGCTGGGTAGTACTTAATAGATACAGAAAAGGAGCAACTGCGTGCAACTCTGTTGAATCTCTAAATAATGCGCCTGAGCCGTAATTCTGAGTGGCGAGTCCATCAGCGGTGTCATACATTCCAAGAGTAAAAGTTGCAAGGACTAATACCTTATTAGATGAACTTGATGGTGTAATTGTAACTTCCGATCCAGTATCAACATAAGAAGTGGAAGAAATGTTTACGGCACCTGTCGTAGCAGAGATAACCTGCAAGATCTTGCCAGCACCCGCCCAACTCGAACCACCCGCTCCATCGGTCTGCAGGTATTGACCGCTAGTGCCGTTGCCGGTTGGTAGCGCTAACCCGTACTCAAGTGTTCCAGCTGTTGCGCTGTTTTTTAGTACCTGATGAGCAGTCCCATTTCCACTTGGCAGGGTCACGCCATACTCAAGGGTTCCAGGCGTTGCGCTGTTCTTCAACACCTGATGCGCCGTGCCATTGCCCGTTGGCAAGGTCAGCCCATATTCAAGGGTGCCAGCTGTTGCGCTGTTTTTTAAGACTTGGTTTGCGGCGCCGTTGCCATCAGGCAGGGTCAGCGTATTGCTGCCAGCTACTGCCGGGGCTTCAAGCTCAACATATCCAGATGTCTGCCCGGTGAGTCTTAAAGCCATCAGACAATCACCCAGTTGCTGCCTGCCGGTATCGTAACCGTGACGCCAGAGTCAATACTCACGGGGCCAGCGGTCATGGCGTGCTTGTTGCTGGTAATAGTGTAGTCCGTGGTGACGGTTTGGGAGTTCTCGTAGAACACATCGTCCGAGCCGCCGCCAGTAGCTCCGCCGCCTGCTGCGCCCCAGCTCAGATTGCCGGCGGCGTCACTGATTAGTGCGTAGCCGGCGGTTGTGGCGTCTGCATCAGGCAGAGTCCAGGTGACGTTTGCGGCGACAGTGCCTGGTGCTTGGAAGGCGACCCAATTACTGCTATCAGAATCGGCAAAACGCAGATCACCCTGCGCATTGAGCGTGATGTTGCCGGTGACTTCGCCGCCGCCTCCAGGCAAAGAGGCGTAAGAAAGTCCGAGCCAACTGGTAGTGCCATTACCTATTTTATATTTTCCGGTGTCAGATTCAATTCCTATTTCACCTGCTAAAAGAACGGGTATATAGGTATTCCAATTGGACGCGGTGTCATACCGCTGGGCCATCCGGGCTGATACTTCTGTAGGAGTTGTCATCCGGCGGCACCTCTGGCGGTGAAGATCAGCGTCGGTGTTGGCGAACCCGAGGCATCTGGTGCCTCGATTCTAAATGGAGCATATCCAGTCAGGAAAAAGCTGCTGTACTCAAACGCAGAAGGTTCCAGTGCCGGAGGGCCTTGCAGAACGGTCTGCACCAGCCAGCCGGTGAGGACTCGGAGCGATACTGTTACGTTGTAGTACAGCCCCATGTGCTGTTCAGTTGGTGATTCCGCGTAGCGATACACCGAGTCACCGGAGACTGAGCGATAGCCGCCCCAAAGTGTCTCGGGCAGCGTGAAGGTTTGGTGGGTGCCGTCGCTTTGGCTGAAGTGGGTGCGTAATTCTTCGACTTGGGCCTGGGATAAGCCGACGTAATTCAGTTGCAGACTGTTGCCCGTGGCTTTAAGCGAACGGCGGAAGCGGATAGGGCTTGACCCAACCGTGGGTTGCTCACTCGTATTAAGTGAGCCGAAATCAAAAGAAATCGCGTTTGGAACAATAGTGGGGAAGGCCGGCATGACTAGATCGTGTACGGCGCCAGAAGTTCCAGCTCTACGGTAAGCGTAGTTTCGCCGGGAAGCACTTCAGTGGCGGGGCTGCCGACGTAAACCCACTGGTATCCGGTTGGAAAACTTAGGCCGGAGCCCTCTAAAACTTCGGTAGGTAGGTCGAAAGGTACAAAACGTTCGTGCAGGTTGTAGTGACCTAGGACCGAAAAGTGTTGGGCGGCAGTTACACCACGGAATCCCAGGCGGAGGAAATAGCTGGTGCTGCCGTTGCTGTGGCGGACGCTGGTTTCTTCGCCGCCGACAGACATGACCGTCGTGTTCGGACGTTGGCCGGGGGTGTAAGTGCGGCTAGTCGGTTTTAGTGCCGGAAAAGTTGACATTGTTTAGTCCTCGACAGGGTTGGAGTTTGTTGTATTTCCTTCCCACCTCACCTCAACCGTAGAGGCGTCGTTGCTGAATTCCCACGTCCCGCTGATCGTCCAGCTAGACCCCGCGGAAGCGCAGCCAAACTGCATGATCGGCTGCGCTCCGCTGCTACAGGCCGATCCGTTTCCGTCAATACCCAGTCCCCCTATGCTTAAATACCCACCACCGCACCCCCGTGTTTGTATTGCGGTAACCGACGCACGCCAGGGAGATGGTCCGATAGCCGGGCCGGTAAAGGATCCGCTCTTTTCAATAAAAACAGGGAATAAAGCGCACCCAGCCATGGGGCCGATTGTTAAAAATGTCGTGTAAGTGCGCCACGAAGTTGTATACGAGGTGGAACCTGTGCCATAGACTGTGCTGTAGCTGAGTGTGCCTGTCCAGCGGGCGTATGTATATAGGCTTGGGTCCACTTCGACCGGCTTGATTGGAGCAAAGCTGACCGGGCTGCCGTAACCATCGGGTGAACCAGGATCTGGACAATAGGCTTCCGCTTCCAAGATGTAGTCGATATCGGCGGTCGTAATGCTGAGGGAAGAACCAGCGGCCCAACCGCCACCGAGTTCGTCGGACTTAATGAACACGCGCTCGCCGCCGGCTTTGGGTCTTTTGTACCAGTTGACCTTGCCGCCGGGGCAAGGCGGAACGGCATTAAGCGTGTCACCCGGAATAGGTACGTCGCCTGTTCCTTCGGCACCGGCGCCTGTTGCACCAGTGACTGTGGGCTCGACGGCAGGGAACTCAGGGTTGTCGATTGTGCCGGTGGGCAGTGCTTCAGTGCCAACCGGGGCTTGGTAACCGCCTCCGCCGATTGCGGTCCCAGGGACACCTGTGTTTCCGACTGGTGTGGTGTCGGTGCGGCGACCGCTCACGTCACAGGTGAAATTGGAACGGCCGGTGCTGACAGTGACGCCATTGCCTACTGCGCTGTTCACAGCCAGAGCAACAAGGCTCTTGCCGTCGGCGTCAACCGGGAAATGTACCAGTGTCAGATCAACCACGCCGCTGACACTTTTGGCGATGCGCTCGATCTCGTACAGGTAGTCGTGGTAATCGACTCCGCCTGCAGATGTCTCTCGGCGGAGGCGGACACGGACAATGTCGCCAGTCGTAAGCGTGGAGTTGAAAGTGTCGGGTTTCAGCGTCAGGCTCAGAACGTGAGTTACGTACTGGCGGAAGGCAACCTTGTACGCGCCAACCTTTGCGGCGTGGTTTTCGGACGCACAGAACTGCGTCATGTCGAATTGCTCGAAGGGGCCGTCGGCGGCGAGGCCCTGCATCCGAACGTCTAAGGAACGCGGGAAGCCGATGTCATCGTCTGGCTGTTGACGCCAGAGCATCTGTGCCGTTATCGGTTTGCGGTCCTCAAGTGGGATGTACGCAATCGAGAAACCGTCCGGGAGGACGTGATCTTCGGTGAACGTGTACTCGAACGCAATCGCGTCGGTGTTGATCGTGCCATCCGCGTTGGATGGGATGCGGGGGCGGAGACCTTTCTTGCCGTTCTCGTCGCTAACGCGCAGCAGGAAATAAGTGCTGACTTCCTCCAGCCAGGTCTCAAGGTTGCTGGAGTCTTTGAACTCGCCGTTATAAAAGAGGCCGTTGGTGTCGCAGAAGGTGGCCGCCGCCTCCATTGCAGTTAGATCCAGCAGGTCTTCGGGTAAGCGGCTGCTCTGGCGGATTAGATAAAGCGCGAGATCGACGACGTTGTTGCTGGGGCCGGTTACGTCGTCGAGGATTCGGGTGACATGCATCCCGCCGCGCACGAAGGCATGAACCTGTTTGTCCCAGGTGTCGTCTCCGTCGGCGTGGGTGTTTTCATAGCTGAGGGTCGTCAGTTCGCTGTAACTGCCGTCGGTCCCGCAGTAGTACGGGCAGTCCCAGGGAGTTGTGCCCGAAACGACGGTGATTGAGTTGCCGGGAGTCCACGAGCCAGCCTGCTGGTCATACACCTGATTCCATGTGCCCACGCGGCAGGCACGTTGGAATACGTCTCGCAGTTCAAGTTGATCGAGCTGGCCCTCGCTAAGCACCAGTCGAAGTTTTACCGTCAGTTCGTTGGTGCTTGCGTTGTTTGAGTAGTTGGCTGCAGTGGCCGGAGGGCTGACGAATACTCCGCCGATATCGTCAACCCGGCGGCCGAAGACGATGGGGACGGGGTCGCCAATCGTTACTGACTTCTGGCGAGAGTCGAGCTGCGTCGTTCCTTCGGCACCACCCGTCACCAGCTCGGGCTGGACTAGGCCGCTCTGGTACGTGAATAAGGACTGCATCTTTTGGTATGCAGAGGACGCACGCATCGCCCGCATGTACCAAGACCAGTTCGGATCTAGACTCTCGCTCATAAACGCAGAGGCGCTCCAACCAAAGAGGTGGTGTAGTTACGGGGTGGGACTTGAGCGCCCACAGGAGCGAGGCTCGGTCCTAAGGATACGTTCAGCTCAGTGAACGAGCCAGATATTCCGATAACTTCGCCTACAAAAATTGCAATCCGCGTCTGAGACGATTGAGGCGCCTGTTGTGACAACGAGGAGTCGAAGTCGTAGACCTGAACTTCACACAGGCGGTTCTCATTCAATGCCGTGCGGAAAAGGTCCACTGCCAGTGTTGTGGCAGGTACGGTGACGGTTACATCGTTGCCGCTGCTGCCACTGACGCTGAGTAGACCGTTGACGCTGAACGGGTTGTAGCTCCACGTGGCGCTGTCCCAGGCAATCGTCTGGTTGATGTAGTAGCTCTGCCAGCGGGCGTAGGTGGTGCTGGTGTCGAAGACACGTAGGTAGTGGGCTTGTCCTCTGCTAAATGCCATTACCCGATACCTGCGTAGCGACGGCCGCCGGGGGTCCGGTTATTTTTCAACATTGTATCGGCGAAGGTTTGGAGCGCTTGTTCCAAGTCGCCTACTGAGACGTAGTTTTGACCGTTCTGGCGCATCACCGGGCCGGTGCGGATGTTGATGTTGACTGGGCCGGAGCCACCGAAGCCGCCATCACCGGCGGTTGGAATGGCTGCGCTGCCACGGGCACCACTCAAATAGCGCATTGAGAAGCCCTTGGCCTTCGAGGCTGGGAC